ATGTACGCGAACCCAGGGCGTCTAGGGCTGCTGGGTGCGCCGACTTACCCGATGCTTCGGGATCCGACGCAAACGACGCTACTTCAAGTTATGGATGAGCACGGGTTGCCGTTCGAACTCAACAAGTCCGAAAACACTCTGGTGGCCAAAGACATTAATTCGCGGGTTATATTTCGCCCGGCGGACGAAGTGGAACGGCTACGTGGAACGAACCTGGCGTGGTTCGGACTTGACGAACTGACTTACACGCACGAGGCTGCGTGGCTGCGATTAGAGGGCCGGTTGCGAGATCCGCTCGCCACTGAACTGTGCGGCTTCGCTGTGTGGACGCCGAAGGGATATGACTGGGTATACCGGAAGTTCGTAATGAATGGGGGTTCACAGGATTACGGACTTGTTTTCGCCAAGCCGCACGAGAATCATTACCTGTTGGAGAAGGTCCCGGACTTCTACGACCGGCTGAAGGGAAGCTATGACGAGACTTTTTACCAGCAGGAAGTACTTGGGCTGTATATAAACTCCCGAGGCAACCTCGTGTACCGCTCTTTCACGAGGGAGCAGAACGTCAAGGATCTGCAACCTGTCGCCCGTGTGCCGCTTTTGTGGACTCTGGATTTCAATGTCGATCCAATGAGTTCCCTGGTGGTGCAAATTACGAACGGCGAGGTGCACGTCCTGGATGAGATCGTTTTGCGACATGCAACAACGCAGCAGGCGTGCGAAGAGTTTTTGCGGCGATTTCCACAATACGACGGAACAGTCGTGGTGTACGGGGACGCCTCGGGACATCGTGAACAGACGACCGGGGCATCGGATTACGAAATTGTCAAAGATTACCTGGCGCGAGAGACGCGGCTAAATGTGCGGTATAGGCTGGCGAAATCCAATCCCGCGGTCCGCGACCGGGTTGTGCTAACGAACTCGAAGCTTTGCTCCGCTTCAGGCGAAGTCGGATTATTCGTCGATCCCAAGTGCAAGGAGTTAATCCAGGACTTCGAGGAGGTTTGTTTTAGGGAGGATAGCGGCGCGCAGATCGATAAAGACCAGGACCGTCTGCGGACTCACCTATCGGATGCGTTGGGCTATCTCCTCTGGCAGGAATGCGCGCCTAAGAAGCCAAGCGGCGAGCGGGGGAAACCATTATTGTGCTGACAGTCAATATCAACCGGGAGCATCCCGAATATATCGCTCGCAGGGCGATGTGGAAACAATACAAGGACCTCTACGCAGGCGGCGAACGCCTGCGCGAGAACGCGTCCGAATATCTCGTGAGGCGCCACAAAGAGCCTGCCGAGGTCTATGGAGAAAGGCTGAGCCGCGTATTTTACGAGAACTATGCCGGCTCGATCATCGATTGGTACGCGGCTACCTTGTTGCGGCGTGAACCGGTACTCCAGTTCGCCGCGACGGAGCATGCAGCGAAGGCTTTTTACAATCTTTTCGCCGAAGACTGCGATTTGAAGGGAACCAGCTTCAGCGAATTCTTCCGGCAGCGGCTGGTGCAAGCTCTGGTATGCGGGACGGCCAACATCGTGGTGGATTTCCCGCGATTAGGCGGAGCTGCTCTGACACGAGCGGAGGAGGATGCTTCAGGGCGATCGCGCGCCTACCTGGTCGATTACTGGCCGGACGAGGTTATCAACTGGAACTACGACGAGACAGGCGGACTGGAATGGGCCGTGATTCGCACGTCGTGTTTGCAGCAATCCAAGGTGACCGATGCACGCTGGGAGCGGGAGACGCGGTGGATCTATTATGACCGCGAAACCTTTCAGATTTACAGAAAAGGCGGCGAAGGACAGCCGATTGAGTTGATCGATCAAGGATCGCACGGGTTGGCTGCACTGCGAAGGGTACCGATCTTTCAGTTACGGGTGAGTGAAGGCTTGTGGCTCATGAACAAAGCGGCGTTACTGCAATTAGAGCACTTTAACAAATCCAACGCCCTGTCATGGGCGCTGACCATGAGCCTGTTCGCCACTCCGGTGATCTATTCCGATCGCGAATGGAACCAGATAGTCGGTGAGTCGTATTACATTCAGCTCGGACCGGACGATCGCTTCGGCTGGACAGAGCCGGAGGGCAAAGTCTACCAGATCGCGGCCGATAACCTCGTGCGGCTGAAAGACGAGATTTATCGCGTCTGCTACCTGATGAACCAGTCGGGCAGCCCCTCTTCCGGGGATTTGCGGCAATCCGCCTTGAGCAAGCAGCGCGATTTCAGCATCACTCACGAGGTCCTGCGGGCGTATGGGGATGCGGTGAAGGACACGATGAAGCAGGTGCTCCGCGCGGTGGCTGCCGCCCGGCAGGATGACATCGCCATTGATGTATCGGGGTTGGATGAGTTCGATATCGGCGATTTCAGCAACGAGCTAGATGACGCCAAGAAGCTACTTGATCTGGGCATCGGCTCGGAGACTTTGAAAAGGCAAGTTTTCAAAAAGCTCGCTTTTCAATACCTATGCGATGCGCGCCAGGAAGTGAAGAACCAGGTCGCAGAAGAGATAGACGCACAGCAGTATACGGAATAGGAGGTCTATGGAAGGAATCGACGTTCAAGCGATTGTAAGAAATGCAATCCAGGAGTTTGTCAATCAGCAGCAGGCCAAAAGCGAACCGGCCTATAAAGCGGAATTGCAGGAGGAAAAGAAGCGCAGAGAGCACCTGGAGCGCCGGCTGAACGAGCTGGTGGAAGAAAACAAACGCAGCCGGAAGATTGCGGAAGAAGCGGAGCGCGGTTCGGCCGTACGGGCAGAGCTGCAGCGGCTGGGTGTGGCGAAGATCGACCTGGCATTCAAAGCCGTGCAAGACGGAATCGTGCGCACGGAGGATGGCCGCCTGGTAGCGCGGGGTGAAAGCGGCGAGGTTCCCGTCAGGGATTACCTGGCGGCCTTTGTCGCGGAAAACCCGGAGTTTTTGCCGGCGCGTATTAGCGGCGGAACTGGAATGACAGCGAGTTTTAAAGCGCCAACCGGCCGGGAGACAGTGGACATCGAGAAGATTCGGCCCGGGATGACGGCCGAAGAGAAGCAGCGGGTGCGAGAAGAAATCGCGCGCGTGGCGTCGCAGACCCTTCGGGGTTTGTGAAACCGTCCGGCCTTACCTAGGAGGGAGCGCCGGCAAAGCAACTTAGGAGAATGAATGGCATCGATTACGTCAACTAACGTCGCAAACGCGATTGTGAAACTGGTGGCGGCAGACGCACTGCCGGCCTTAGTAGGGAACCTTGTCATGGGCAACCTGGTCAATCGCGATTACGAGCCGATACTGGCACAGGCCGGTGACACGGTCAACGTTCCTATCCCACCTACTATGGTGGCGAACAATATCCTGGAAGGAGGAACCGTACAACCGCAGAATCCCAGCCTGGGCAATGCGCAAATCGTCCTCAATTCGCATGTGGAATCCACGTTCCAGATTCCGGACGTGACCAAAGTCCTCGCCGTGCCGGACCTGCTGAAGGTCTACATGGAACCCGCGATGGCAGCAATCGCGGAAAGAATCGAGACTGATTTGTTGAGCCTGTACGCACAATTCACTGCGAACACTCCCATCGGCTCGCCCGGTGTAGCGCTAACGGAAGCCACGGTTGACGCGGCGGAAACGGCTCTCTTTCTTGCTAAGGTTCCGCAAAGCTCCCAACGCTATTTTGTGGTAGATGCGAATGCTTACTCGGCGTGGCGGCAGATTCCTCTTTTTGAGGAGTTTCAAACCGCCGGCGAGGTCGGCTTGCAAACCCTGATTGAAGGTACGATCGGAAAATTCAAGGATTTCTTCGTATTCCGGTCTCAGTTTGTACCGAAGACCGGCAGTGCCCCGGTCAATACTCATAATCTGGCGTTCACGAAGGACGCCATCGGGCTGGTCATCCGGCGGTTGCCGCAGCCCCTTCCGGGGACCGGCGCCATCGCAGAATACGCCGAACTGGGCAACTTTGGTATGCGGGTGGTGATGAGCTATCAGCCGCAAACCTTGACTCAGCAGTTCACTGTGGACGTTCTCTACGGGTGCGGCGTGCTGCGGAATGCCGCCGGCGTGCAGGTGAACACCTAGTCGACAACCGCTTCCTACGGTCTCCGCTCAGCAAAGCTGTGCGGAGCCGAGGATCTTAAGGCGGGCGATTGTTGACTGACTAATTAGCAGGGGCGGACATCACCGATGATCTGCCCCTTTTGAGTTTCAGGAGAAAAAACAGAAATGGACGTAAAGGGATATTTCCAAAAAATCCGGGAAATCGAATCGGCGATTATGGACATATTCGCCATCATTGTGAGTCTGGAGACTCCGGACGGAGGAAAGGCGGGCACGATTACGGAAGTGACGCCTTCGGTGGCGGCCAAGATGATCGTCGAAGGCGCCGCACGGCTGGCAAAGCCCGAAGAGGCAAAGGCTTTCCGCCAGCGAGCTGACGCTAAGCGGGCCGCCGACCAGGCAGCCGCAGCCAGCAAGGTCGCGCTATCAGTCGTTCCAACCGAAGACCTGGACAAGCTGAAAGCGGCCTCCAAGCCCACTAAGAACTAGGCTGGCGGACATGGCACTGTTCACCGATGGTTCGATCTCGAGCATCGAAGATCTTACGGCGCTAGACTCGCAACTTCTCACGGTAGCGAGTCTGGAAGGCATCGATGTGACCCAGAAACTCGCGCTGGCTCAGAACGAACTGGCATTGGAGCTAAACACCATGCTGGAGCGGTTCCGGTTTCTGGACTGGCCCTCCTGGCTTGTTTCCGAACCGCAATTGGACAATATCGTGGTGACGCCGGGCTTGCAGCTTTGGCACAGCTATCGATCTCTGGAACTGTTCTACAGCGATGCTTATGGGAACGAGTTGAATGACCGGTATGGCGCCAAGCGGGATCAGTTTCGTCAGATGGCCGGGTGGGCGAAAACGAAGATCGAGCAAGGCGGCCTCGGTGTGGTAATCAATCCGATTCCGCAGGCCGCCACACCGACAGTAACACCACTCCCAGGCGCCCTGCCGGATGGCACGTACTACGTCACCATGGCTTGGGTAAATGGCAGTGGCCAAGAAGGCGCGAGCGCCGAGCCGGCCGTTATGACGCTCGCGTCCAGCTCTTTTATAGTACAGCCGGGGCCTCCGCCCCAAGCAGTAGTTGGCTGGAATGTGTACGCCGGAAACTCGCCGGATGGGATGGTGCTTCAAAACGGAGTTCCTCTGGCCGCGAGTCAGATCTGGCGGCAACTAACGGCGCTTGCGACCGCGGGACGCGCGCCTGGGCCAGGACAGCAACCGGCCTACTTGAAACCTATGCCGCGAATATTACAGAGGGGTTGATGGCTACATTGGGGACGGCCGCTAGTTCCGCGGTCATGCAGAAGCTGACAGCGCCGGCAGGGATGAACGCCAGCCTGGCGGCGCTCTCGGCGCCAGACAGCGTCCACGCCAAGCCGGTGGACCCGGCCCAAGTCAGGGCTCAGAACGTGGCGCCGGACTTGGCGGAGCGCAGCGGCCAAATTAGATATCCGGTGCTAAACGTGTATTGCGAAAAGATCACGAACTCGCTGACCGAGAAGTTCCGGACTTTTTCCGGTACCGTCCAAATGGTGATTGAAGTCCGGAATTCGCAAGACCGGCTGGACTCGTTGCAGAGTTCACTGGATCTGTACGTCGATTCAGTCACAGCCGTGTTGGACGCCGGACGCGGCGACTGGGGCAACGGAATGTTTTATACCGGCGGCTATCAGGTGTCGATGGGAGCCGTCAAGCAAGGCGGGAAAAACTACATGCAAACAGCGAAGATTACCTTCGAAATTGGAGTAAGCAGGAACTAAGATGGCATCTTATATATCCTCGAATGCGAATCGTTTCTACGCGGCGCTGGAGAGTTCCTACGGGACCGTGGGCGAGATCCAGGCGGCTAACCGGATCCCCGCGTTGAAGCTGACAATTCAACAGAAACTAGACGCGACGCAGCGAAAAGATAAGACTGGAAGCAGAACATTTCCGGGTATACCGGCCGGCGGAAGGCGCCGAACGAATTTTGAGCTGCAGACGTATCTGACGAGTTGGCATAAGGACACGGCCAGTCCCGGATATGGGCCTCTCTTCCAGGCGGCGCTGGGAGCGGCTCCGTTAGCATATAGCGGCGCACCGGTGAGCACCAGCAGCGCTAATGGCAGGCTCGCCTTCCCGATAGCGCACGGATTGAGCGTAGGCCAGGCAGTCTCATTCGGCGGAGAAGTAAGGTTCGTTTCGGCAATTGTCGATCCCAGCACGGTGCAGCTCAATGCGCCCTTCACGGTTCTCCCCGGGTCGGGAGCGTCGCTCGACGCGACCGTGACCTACACGCCGGCAACCGGGCTCCCGAGTGTCAGTCTCTTCGACTATTGGAGCCCCGCGACTGCCGTCCAGAGGCTGTTATGCGGAGCAGCCGTCGACCAGATGGATATTCTGGTTAACGGCGACTATCACGAGTTTCACTTCAGCGGGCTGGCGCAGGACGTAGTAGACAGCAGCAGTTTCTCGGGCGGCGCAGCCCAGCTTCAGACCTTTCCGGCGGAACCGGCCCTGGCAGCCTTCGATTATTCGATTGTGCCCGGTAACATGGGCCAAGCTTGGCTGGGGACGTCACCCACACAATTCTTCACCATCACCAGTGCGCAACTAACAGTGAAAAACGCCCTGGATTCGCGAAGCAACGAGTTCGGGTCGAACCTGCCCAAGGCCATTTCTCCTGGGCAGCGGTCGGTGACCGCCACATTCAGCCTGTACGGACTCGACGACGACGCGACTAAAAGCCTCTACCAGGCGGCCCGGCAACAATCGCCCATCTCGGTGATGTTTCAACTCGGCCAAGTGCCGGGACAGCTTATGGCGGTGAACCTTAAGAGCGTGCTCCCGGAAGTGCCGGAGTTTGACGACTCCACTAACCGGCAGCAATGGAAGTTCCGCGCATCCAGGGCGCAAGGCACGGTAGACGACGAGATCACCGTGGCATTCGCATGACGTACGAAAGCGTAGTCACTGTCGAGTCGGCGGCCTTGCCCGGAGTGAGCTTCCGGGTCGCGAAAATGTCCTACGCGCGGCGCGTTGAACTGATGCGGCGGATCCGGGAGATCGCGCGGAGCAAGGAATTCCTGGAAGGCAGCGAACAACCAGCGGACCGCATGGACGCGGCCCTGATCGAGGCGGAGATTAACCGTTTGTACCTCACATGGGGCTTGCAAAGCATTACGGGGCTCATCGTGGATGGCATGGAAGCTACACCGGAACTGCTCGCCGAGATAGGTCCGGAAGAACTCTTTCGGGAGGCGCTTGCCGCCGTTCGGAGAGAGACAGGGCTGTCGGCAAGCGAACGAAAAAACTAATTGTCGCCTTTCATTTTCAATTTGCTAACCAGGCCGGTTGGAAGTGCGACACCTGCCGGAAAGCCGGCCTGGAACGGAGGCGGCGGTGCGGCTGGCTTGGATTCGAGGAACAAACTGTCGCTCCCGTCGTTTGGGGACGCAAGGAGGTCGTCCTCACCACCTGTCCTAGGTCTTACGTCACGGGTGAAAGCATGACTTTCGTGGAGGAGTTTTGGGTGCGGCGCCGGTTTGGCCGTATGGATCCGGCGGAGTTGACGGCGCGGCAGGCGGACGCATTCCTGATTTTGCAAGATGCGGTTACCGCGGAGCAGAAAGATGGCCAGTAAAGCACAAAAGACGATTTTTGACGAGTTTCAGGCGGCTTCCGGAGCGCCAAGCGGCGATACGGCTAACATCGTCGAATCTGAATATGGAATTGCGTCGTCGCTTCAGGAGGCGCTGACGGAATTAGCCGGACTGAAGCAGGAAAATACTAGCCCCGCGTCCGTCAGTCCCGGAGATATTTTAACCGGAGTCATGCAGGGGGCGCCTCCTTCATCAATCTCGGCGGGAACCTCTCCGCGTTCCGGCTCCGGAGTCGCTGACACCTTTCTTTCAGTGGCATCCAAGGTGTTTGAAAGCGGGCTTGGCATCGTGCCATTGGTGAGCGGGTTGATGGGACTTTTCGGCGGCGGTCAGAGTACACCGCCGCCCCTGGTTCGATATGCCATGCCCGAGCACCTGTACTTCACGGGCGCGGACACGGGTGGCGCCATGAGCGAAGCTGATTACGATCAATTCGGAGCGGCGCGCTTATACGATGGATCGCAAGGCGCTGCAGGCAGTGGCAGAAGCGCCGTGCAGCCAGCCGGCACGCCGGCCCCGGCTACGTCGGGCGGCTTGCAAAATACCGCCCCGCCTCAGATTAATGTGACTGTGCAGGCTATGGACTCTCAATCTTTTCTCGACCATAGCACCGAAATCGCGCAAGCGGTCCGCCAGGCAATGTTGAGTCTTAGCTCCATTAACGACGTGGTGAACGATCTCTCATGAGCACATTTCCACAACTCAAAACCGGCGCTGTGGCGCAGTACCCGGCGAGCCGTGGCCTTCGTTTTCAGAATCAGGTCCTTCGGTTCCTGGATGGCGCCGAACAGCGGTATCGCGATTCGGCTGGGCCCCTGCATGCTTGGGAAATCCAACTCGCCGCGCTGGACGAATCGGAAATCGCAGCGCTCGAGCAATTTGTGCTCGACACGCAAGGGGCTTTTGGGAGCTTTACTTTCACAGATCCTTGGGACGGCAAGACATATACCAACTGCAGCCTTGCCACGGATGAGATCAGCTTGACATCTGTAAAGGAAACGGATGGAAAGACTTCGCTCAAGATAATTGAGACCCGGGGATAGCCATGCTCGTATATCCACAACTGTCGACCGGAACATTGACGCAGTTTCCGGCGCGCAAACTTCGCCGGATGCGAACCCTTATTAATACTCTCTCGGATTTGACAACGGTCAAACTGGCAGACCTGCATGGAGCCACCACAGAGTGGCGGCTGGAATATGCAGGATTGTCCAACGAGGAAGCGTCCGCGCTGCAGGCATTCTTCTCGTCAACCGAGGGAAGTTTGAACACCTTTACGTTTCTCGACCCGATGGCGAACCTCCTAAGCTGGACGGACCGGCTGGATAACCAGGTCTGGACCACGGGCTCCTTTCTGACTCTAACGGGGGGAGTGGCGGACCCGATTGGAGGCGCTAATGGATGGCACATTAGTAATGCTGGCGCCGGTCCGCAGAGTATTACACAAACGCTTTCGGTTCCTGGAGATTATGTCTACTGCGTTAGTGTTTACGTGCGAGCCTCGCAAGGGGCCACCGTAACTGTGTTGCTGGCCTCGAAACGCGGCGATCGCGTGGCAACCGGCAGGTGGCAGAGAATCTCCTTTTCGGCTCTGGGAGATTCTGGGGCCGAGTCGGTTGCCTTCGGCCTGGAAGTTCCGGCTGGAGCATCTTTAGATATCTTCGGACTGCAGGCCGAAGCGCAGCCGGCCGCATCGGCCTACAAATCCGCGAAAACCGGCGGGGTTTTTGAAAACGCATATTTTCGCGACGACCAGTTATCTTTCACGGCAACCGGCGTCAATCGCCACGCGGTCACGGTGAACATCGCTCATGCAAACGGTTGAGGATCTCAAGGAGCAGGCGGTAACCGATACGCCCCTGCTCGTATTCGATTGCGTACTGCCTGGCGGCCAGCAGGAACACTGGAGCACGCACACTATTACAGTTGGCGCCGTTACGTACGACGCCCGCGTGCTGCAGCACAGCGCATTTGACATCCAGACGGCATCCGATCAGGGCGTCGATGGGAGCCCGCGGATCTCCATTCTGCTGGCCAACGCTGACTCGCATTTCTCCGAGATCGAACGAGCCGTCGGATTTAAGGGCGCGCAACTGACCACTGGGTTTCTGTTCTACGATTTGCGGAACAATGCACCCCTAACAGACGTGTCAGTAGTGTTTCAGGGTATCTGTAACCCCCCGGAACATATCAAGGAATCCACGCTGCGGCTAACGGCAGCCAATCGCATGAACTTACAGCGGCTGTCATTACCGCCAGTGCACATACAACGCCGCTGCCCCTGGGAGTTTCCCGCCACGCTGGACCAGAGAACCGAGGCCATCGACGGCGGCCCGAATTTTATATATTCGCGATTTTATCGCTGCGGATACTCTCCGGATATTCCGGGGGGCGTTGGGCAATTGAACGGCGGCACTCCTTTCACATCGTGCGGGTACACGCGGCAGGATTGCCAGGCTCGTGGAATGTGGAACCGCTTCGGTGGGGTCGAGTTCGTTCCGCCCGCCATTGCGGTACGGCCTTACGGGAAGGATTGGCAGACTTCGGCTGTCTCTGTGAATCAGGCGCGTTACAACGATCTTGTTCCATTGGTATATGGAACCGCCTGGTACAACCCGCCGGTGGTCTTCGCCCGTAATGACGGCAACCTCACTCGCATGGAAGTCCTCTTGGGAATGGGCGAAATGCAGGGTATCCTGCAGGTCCTGGTGAACGATGTGCAAATCCCCTTAGGGGTCACTGGCACAAACATGACCGGCACCGGTTGGTACAACATCGCCACCCTTGGTACCCGAGATGGTGTGTGCGATCCGAACTTTACTGATGGCGCGGGGAACCCCGCCGGCGATCCCTACGGAAGCATGGCATACCTGGTCGTCGTGGTTCCTACGCGCTTGAGCAGCGGATCGTCGATCCCTACCGTTAAAGTGCTGGTGCAAGGCTTAAAGATTCCGGTTTATGCGGCGGACGGCACTTACGGCGGCTTACAGTTTTCCAGTAACCCGGCATGGATTTTGCTCGATATTCTGAAGCGCTGCGGCTGGTCGGACGCCCAAATCGATATTCCGAGTTTCGCAGCGGCGGCTGGCTATTGTGACGAACAGATCAACGCCATTGATCTGAACGGCAACGCGATTACGCTGCCGCGTTTTCAGTGCAACCTGGTGCTACAGAATAAGCGCAGCGGCGGGGACGTGGTGCGCGGAATCCGCAATGCGGCGCGGCTCTATCTGACGTATGGGCCCGGCGGCATACTTCAGTTGAAAGTGGAGAATACGGCCGCCCTCGAACAACCAACCAAGCCCCCGGCATCCAATAGTACTGAACCGTTGAATGGCGGCTGGCCGAGCTACGAATTCGGAGATGGATCGACCGCATTTTCGGGAATTTTGCGCCGGCCCACGGGTGAGGCAAGCATAACTCTCTCGTCCCGGAATATCGCGGATACCCCTAATAGTTTCACAGTCGAATTCCAGGATGCGTTGAACGGCTACCAGCAGGATAGCTATGCGATGATGGCGCCGGATGATATCGCATTAGCCGGCCAGGAGGTTTTCACTAAATTACTTACTCTGGGAATCCCGAACTACGACCAAGCCGCGCGCATCCTTAAATTCAACTTGGATAAGTCGGTCCACGGCAACATTTATATTCAGTTCGACACGAGCGTTCGGGCCGTGGGTATTCGGCCTGGCGACTTAATTACGGTGACGTATCTCAAAGAAGGATTGACTCGCCAGCCCTTCCGGGTCACGAAAATATCGCCGGCGACTAATTATCGCACTGCTACCATAACTGCCCAAATTCACGAAGATACCTGGTATGCCGATACCAACGGCCAAAGCACCGCAGGGCCGGGAAATGCTTACCCCGGCAGCATGGGTGTCAATGTTCCGAAGCCGCTCTTGGGCTCTGTGCTCGATACCAATGGTGATATTCAGTTCGGCATTATCGAGAGCGAGGTCATGAATAGCGACGGTACGGCGGCCACCAATGTCTCGGTCAGTTTCACCCTGCCGGCCATTGCTTCGGCCGCTGGACCCGGTATGCCCCTCATTAGCCTGGTAGCCGCGGTTTCCAGCGGAGGCTCCCTAAAAGGGGGGCAAACCCTATATTACGCCGTGTCGGGAGAAGACAGTGCCGGAAACGAGAGCGTCCTGTCATTTATCGTCGCGGCCGTCACGATAAATGACGGCAGCGCCGTCACTGTTTCCGGTTTAAGTTTCGCGCGGGGAACCGCCAAGTTTCATGTTTATCGGGGCACCACTCCGGCCCAAATGTTCCGGATTGCCTCGGATCAGGCCCTTGCGGATACGTTCACCGATAACGGGCTGGATAAGCAACTCATCGCACCTACCGATCCCAATTTCGATCACGCCAACTTCTATTGGCGGATGGAGCAACAGCCAGAATCGGCAGCGACCATTCACTCGCCGGCGACCGTCGGCAATGGCACGCTACAAATGCCCACTAACGCCTACCAGGGACTGACCGCCCGGATTACACGGGGGACGGGAATGGGCCAGGAGCGTGCCATTTCTGGTAATGACACCACCACGCTTACGATCCGGCCGCCTTGGGATGTGGAACCGGATGCGACCAGTTACTTCGTAGTGGCGGATGCGGGTTGGCAGTTCGGCGCCCAGACCAAGAGCAGCCCTGTGCAGTTCGCGATTCCGAACCTCTCTGGAGAAACCGTCGAAATTACGGGGCGCGCAGCCAACGTAAACGACTTGGAATCTGAACCGCTCCTCGCCACCGTGAGTCGTTGGAAAATCGGCGGTTCAGGAACCGCAGACACCGATGTTCCGCCCGCGCCATTTTTCGGGTTCGGTTCGCCGCGCGGCGGGACGCTGGAACTGAGCGGGGTGTCTTTTCCGGATCTGACCAATACAGCACATATCTCATCGGCCACCATTACGGTTCACTACTGTGATGAGTTACAGGAAGCTCGCCCGAATTTGTTAGCAGCTAACATCGAATCCGAAGATCACGTCCTAGGTTTGAGTTCCGTGGGCGCGGCGCAACCGGGAAGCCTGCTTCAGATCGATTCGGAAATTCTGCAAGTGACCGCCTCGCAGAATGGCGGCCTGCAATATACCGTTACGCGCGGCATGCACGGCAGCCCAGCCGCATCCCATCCGGCAGGTACGCGAGTCTACACCCTTCTGAGCAAAAGTACGATTGCGCCGTTCCCGCCCGATTTTTTTGGCAGTCCTTATAGTGGTGGTTGGACCTATCCATTTCCTCTACCAAGCGTGCGTGTCGCCAGCGCCGAGCTGTTCGTCACCAACAATAAAGGCCCGAGCCCATCTACAATCGTATGCCTCACTGGTACGCGGGATAACGGCCTGCGCAGCCTGACCGGTAGCCAAGTCGAACTGACGGTGGATGGCGTGCTGGGAATCGAAAGCAACGCTGTGCCTGCCGCGACGCTGCCGCAGACGTGCAGTATCCGGGATATTTTCGCAACCGTAGAGCAGGCCCCCGCAGGCGCGGACCTCGCTTGCGTGATCAATGTCGATGGCGCCCCGATTGCAACTCTTACGATTCCTGCCGGCCATTTCGGGTCCCAGTCGATGGACATGACTACAAATCCCAGCGTTGAGGGTTTAGTAATCCAGGCGGGTCAGTCCATTACCCTCGATGTCACAGCCGTCGGAACAGTGTATCCCGGTAAGCGGCTTACCGCCATCGTGAGACTGTAAATGGAACCGATCTACAAGTTGCAGCCGCATCGCACGATGCATTTGCAGGGTGTCAGCGCTTATGGCGCCGGTGCGGCGTTGTGGGGCGCCTCGGATGCGGGATTCACAGTTTCCGGTGTCTTTCGGGACCCCGCCGATTTTGCGGTGTTGGTCCTCTGGGATCGCGACGATTTCTACGGGCATCCTCGCTGGTCTTATTTGCCGGACGGAGCTTTTGCCGGGATCGTGCTCGACTTCGACCTGACTTTTCAGGGGGTATTCCCATTCGAATCGAAAAAACCGGCATGGACGGATTGCCCCTTCCTGAACGGTACCCTGGCAGACGGCACCAGTGTCCAGAAATCGCTGATCGAACTGGCTTCGGGGCCTACTGGCCGTACGGGCGCTACTGGCTCCTTTGTCCTCAACGCCGGGGCGATCCAACAGTACGATCGTGTGACGTTGTGGTATCAGAATCTGGCATTCGATTACATCGCGCAAGGCGGCGAATCGACCGCAGACGTCTGTGCGACGATCGCAGGTTACGTCAACAACACAGACTGGAGCAAGAACGGTCCGGTGGCGCTTTTGGCGACTTCTGCCGGAAGCCAGATCACGATTACGGCGGAACCGGGCGCCGATGGCAACGCAGTCACTCTATATGAGCTGCATAAGAATACCAACCTGTTCTTCACTCCCACCTCCGTGCAACTGGCTGGCGGGATCTCCGACAATGTATCCTGGCATTTCCACGTAGACTTTTCCTCCCTGGGTTGGACTAACGTCCAGAAACTCTGGCTGAGTTTCGCGCCGGCGCTCTGCAATGGGTCCACCTATTCAGCCACTGAGTGGCAGGTGGTCGTATCCAACTGGACCGTGCAGGGTGAAGCAGGTACTAGGAGGCTCCAGGTGGCGGGGCCGAATTCGGTGCGGATCGAAGAGGATGATTCCTGGGTTACATACTCGGGATATTGGGAACCGGCCCCCGAAGAAAAGGGGGTTTTCAGTCAAGGTCGAGCCCTACGGGCCGCCCAAACTGGGGCCGCTGCAAACGTGACCACTCGCTGCAGTGAAACGCACGACATCTATTTGGGGACTCGATTCGATTTCGATTGTGGACTCGTGGATGTTCTGCTGGACGGCCATCCATCCGCTGCCGGTCCATTCGATTGTTACCAGCCGGCCCCCCAAGCCCAATCCAGGATTCGCAGGAAGATGTTCAGCGGCGTCCCCGCGGGGCAGCACACTCTCCAGATCCGCATTCGCGGCGACCACAACCCACAGAGCCAGGGCACTTACTATTACTTCGATTTCGTGGAGTGCGTCGTGGAGAGCGATGTTCCCGATCCGCCGGAGATACACGCCGGCGTCGCCGTTGCAACCGATTTCGACACAGATCACACTTACAAAATGTCGCCGCAACGGTTGGTCTGGGCGATCCAGAAGAGCGGCCTCATCGGACGAGTCGACCATTACGCAGGCGTTTTCTGGTGGAAACAAGCTGCCGCGGTTGGTGGTAGTGTGCCATGCGTGCAGGTCGCATGTAGCACCTCAGCGGACGCCTTCGTCACGATTGATGATTGGACCATCGGTAAGTCGATATTTCCCGCGGATACGCCCCAAACCGTGGCTGCCCATTTCGCATACTTTATCAACGAGGCAGCTTCCGGAGTATGGGCCGATACCGATGGCGATCGCACGCTGCGGATTTACTGCCGGTCCGCGGCTTTCAGCTTCAAATGCACGGCATCCGGCGGCGCCAGTGTGGCTGCCGGATCCTTGAGCGGTGGTGTAGCCCCGGAGTGGCAGATCGACCCGAGTGTTACCCCGGTTTTCAATCGCGCCTTTCGAGACTGGCACGCTGACTTCTTCGCTACCTTGAAGGCGGCCGGCATGGATGCGATGGTGGCATTCTCTCAGGAACTGGTGCAGGCTCCCGAAAATCCCCCCGCGGCCGTCTGGTACCAGCGGTTCTGGGACCAGACACCCGTTCAGACCGCGACCGGCTTTCAAAACCTGAACAGCTCTCAGTCTGCCTTCTCCGCCGTGGTGCAGAACTATGCGAAACAGGCTTATGACACGATGGCCGGGCTGATGGAGGCAGCGGGATTGACGGCGCGGCTTCAATTCGGAGAGATCCTCTGGTGGTTCGACTCCAATGCATCCGGAATGGCATATTACGATGCCGATACCCAGAGTGCGTTCCAAGCGGCGCACGGAAGACCATTGTCCCGTTTTCTGACACCGAATGACAGCCCGGCGATAAATGGATCGGTGGATGCCGATTTTCTGCAGCAACGGCTCGCCGCATACGTACAGGCCATTCAAAGCTACCTGCTACAGCGGCACCCGAACGCCGTCTTCGAGTTACTCTGGCCGCTAGATGTCAATCTCCCCGAAACGAAGCAGTTGAATTGGCACGTGAACTTGCCGGCATCCTGGAAGCAGCAGAATGGATCAGGATTTTCTTCATTCCTTTGCGAGGGGTTTCAGTTCGGCGGTATCGACCACAACATGGATGAGGTAGCGCGATGCGCGGCCTATCCGTTTATGGAATTAAGCTGGACGGCACAAGACTGCGGCTACCTGATGGGTCTTTACAACGCCGGGTGGCCCTGGGAGAGAGAATTCCTCATCGCCAGCCGCCAGCTACCGTCGGTAATCAAAATGTGGGCCTATGACCACATTTGCCTGTATGGCCGCTGTGTACCGTTGCCGTCCGAAGCGCGAACGTCAACCGTGCAATTGGGCGGCTGATTCCGGAATACGCTCCAATACCCCGACCTCCTTTTCCAGAGCAAGGTACCCGCAGGCCACCACCACCAAAAAAATGGTCAGGACTTCGCTGTCGCCGAGGTTCACTTCAGCCAACCCCTCCACCATGGTTGCAATGACGACGGCAATGGCGCCCTGCAGGATAAAGCGCCGATCGCGCCGGCCGGGTGGCAAGCGTTGGAGACCGTGCCAGAAATCGTAAAGAACCGTTAGCAGCAGCCACACCAGCACCAGCATGGTGAGAATGCCCCGCTCGGCGGCGTATTGCAGGTAAATGTTGTGAAGGTGCCCGTACCATCCATCGGGGAGCGTGGTGCCCGCGGGGACGTAATCCTTGAAATGATACTTGATGCCTTCCGGTCCTACGCCCAGAATCGGGTGCCGTTCAATAATGCGAATCCCCGTGGTCCAGGTGACGACGCGAAACTCATTGGAATCGACACCCTGCTTTGGCCGCAGCAGCGAAGTAAAGCGCTCGCGCACGGCTCCCGGCGAAAGCAGGAACACCAGCGCAGCCGCGACAGGAGCCAGTGCCACCAGCGAGCGTCTGTAGAACCAAAGCAGGTAGACACTCGCGACCGCGCTCGCCACCCAGATACTGCGCGTGAACCCCAGCAGCAGCGCCAGCGCCATGACGCCCGCGCACAACAACCACACCCAACCGCGTCTGCGGCTGACCGGGCCGAAGAACAGAAACGCCGTGAGCATCAGTAAGGCAAACATTTCCTGGCCCGAGAATGTCATCCAATGGCTCATGAAGCCGGTCATACGCTCGGCGGGCGCGTAATAGTCGTAGAATTTGATCCCGAGCGCGTGAGCTTCCTTGACCTTTCCAACGAACTGCACGAACCCGCGCACGGCAATCAGCGCGCCCACTCCCGCCCAACTGAGAACCAGCCGCCGGACGATCCGCAGGTCGCGGAAAGTTGAGGTCACGACCAGCAGCATGAGGAAGACATAAAACTTCCGGATCTGCGGCAGGCCGTTCGCGAGTTCTCCTGAAAAGAGCCAGGCGATCACGGTGCCCACCACGAACAGTCCGAGCGGCAGTTTGATGGGCGGCCAGCGTAACTTCTCGCCCGAAAGCAGGAGCGCCGCCAATGCCAGCCCCAGCAGGATTTGCGCAATGGCGATCGAGAGCAGGATGGCCACCGCCGACCCGAAGGTCAGCCACTGCGCGGCGCGAAACATCCGGGATTCGGGCTGGCTCATTTCGACAAACCTTCAGTATGGCGCACAATCCAATCCAGAATCGTTTCGTCCAGCCAGAAGCGATGCGGCCGGCGTCCCAGGAATCCCAAATGTCCGCCGTGCTCGGTCACCAGCCGTTGCAGTGACGGATTGCTCCGCTCCAGCGCGCCGGCGCAACTCTCGAACGGTACCAGCGTGTCGTCCTTGGAGTGGATCAGCAGCGCCGGAATCCGAATGTCCTCCAAATAGCCCATGGCGGACTGAGTCCGGTAGTAATTGGCGGCGTTCCCGAAGCCGAACGACGGTGCGGTGATCCGGTCGTCGATTTCCCGCACCGATCGCAAACGCGCCAGGTTGGCTTGTTCGTACCGTCCGGTGGCGCGCAGACGCGCCCGCATGTGCCGCACGAAACGGTGATGGTACAGCCAGTTGTCTGGCTGCTCCATACGCCGCGAACAGGCATCCAGATCGAGAGGCGTCGAGACCGCGCATACTCCGCGAATCCATTGCGCCGCCGATTCACCCAATTCTCCGGCAAGCTTCAACACCACATTGCCGCCCAGCGAGAAGCCCACCAGGAACACTGGTCCGCGGCTGTCTCGCTGGAGTCCGCGCAAAACCTCGGCCAAGTCGCTGGTCAACCCGGCATGATAGAGGGTGTGAGACAAACGCTCAGTGCCGCCGCACGTGCGCATATGGAAGCGGTGCGCCGCGAACCCCGCTCGCAGGGCTGCTCCACTCAAGCCGCGGACATAGCCGGCTGCTCCCGATCCCTCCAGCCCGTGCACCAGAACGATGTCGCCCCGGCAAGGGCCCTCCGGGCACTGCGATTCCACCAGCACCCGAATCCCAGGCTCAGTGTCGTAGATCCGCCGCCGCAGGGGAAAACGGTCTTCTTCCCCATCTCGCTTCCACAGGTGCGCCATTACTGTCTGCAAATGCGGATTCCGGAACAGTGGCTCAAAAGGGATCATCGAAGCGGCGGCAGCCTGTAGTATAAGATAATGTCTGTTATATCGTGAGGTCAGTTTTTCGGGCTTTTTTCGTTCCCGAGTGGGCAAAAGTGGACAAAACGCCGAACCTCACGCCCTCTTTTTCATCTTGACGACCTTCCCCGACAGCCTTGCATCCAACTCCTCGACTCCGGCCTGTTGCCGCGGCGCGATTGGCTTCCGGTAAACGCGCATCGTCAAATCGAGCGTGCTGTGGCCGAGGATATCCTGAGCGTCACGCGGATCGCCGTTGTAGAGCGTGGCGAAAGTCGTTCGGCACATCCGGAAAGTGAGGTCTGGTATACCAGCGGCTTTGCGGGCGCGGTTTAGCATCGGTGAGACGGCCGCGCCGTTGCGCTGAAGCATTGAACCATCCGCCGCGGAAAAGAGTAGCTCACCACTCACTGTTCCGGTCCAGTCCTCCAGTTCATGGCGAAGCGACACGGGAAGCCGCGCGAATCTGGTTTTGCCGTTCTTTGTGCGCGCCGCCTGGCCCTCGAAGGCGGATTCATCGATGCACAAGCCCTCGGGCTGAACATCGGATTTTGTGAGCGCGAGCACCTCGCCGATGCGCGCGCCGGTCATCACCAGGACGCGCCACATGAGACGATCCCGCCCGGTGGTCGATTCCCAAAGCCGCCTCACTTCGCTCTCATTCAGGCTCCGCGTTTCTTTCGGCTTCGTGCAGCTCTTTGGCACTGTGACCTTGTACGCGGGGTTCTTGGGAATGTAATCGTTTTCCGTAGCGTAGGCGAACAGCGAGTCTAACAGAGCGCGCGCAAGGCGCACCGTCGCGCGAGAACGGCCGGAGTTCGCCATCGTCACAAGCACAGTTTCGACGTGGTGCCTCTTGACGTTCTGAAGCTCGACGGCGCCAAGCGCCGGCTGGATGTGGGTTTTCCAGGAGGATTCGTACGCCCGCCGCGAGTTTGGCTCAAGTTTCCCCTGATGGATCGGGTAGTAGATCTCCTTCCAAAATGTCTCGACAGTTAACGAGCCATCTGCCTTCAGCCCGCCTCGTTCCTGGTCTCGTAGAAGCGCATCGAACTGCGCTTGCGCTTCGGTTTTCGTAAACTGCGCCCGGCTCCAGGTTTTGGACTTGTGCCGGGAACGCTGCTGACCGTCCGCGCCGACGTAGTACTGTCTCCACTCGGCTTTCCACAATTTCTCGCGCGTACCGGTCGCATACACTTCCGGCCGCTGGTGTTTCTGTCTGGGCATGCTCCTCCCTTTGGCTTTCAGTAGCCGGGGGAGGCTGTCGGATTGTATCATTCAGGCGCGCTCCAGTGACTTGATAAAATCGAGAATCGCCTCCAGTCGGAAACGTACGCACTTCCCGAGCTTCACGGACGGAATAGCCGGCCGTCGCATGCCGTTCGAGTGCTGGCGTACCCATGCTTCCGACATGCCGAGCATCGCCGCCACTTCGCCGACATCGAGCAAGCGGCCAACGGTTGGCAACACTGCAGTAATGGTCTGACTCATCGTGTTCACCTAGGCAGGCAGCCGTAGACGGCCGTCGCGGAATGCCCTCTTTAGCGCATCCGAATTTCGCATTACGGAATCCGGGCTCTCTCCAGGCGCGGCATGGTAATTGATTTGTGTTCCTATTCCGCCATTTCCTCCGCCACTGAGCGCCTGCTCAAACCTTGACGTTTGATCCTTGGTCAGCACCCTCTCGCCCTCGTGAACAAGCTTGATGCCTGTCCTCGGCACAACGCCGCCCTGCTCGAACGTGGCGAGCGACATCGCGCCGGCGAACGTCGCAGCGGCGACCACTGGCGCGAGGACCACATTGACCGGAAACGGCACGGCTTCATACACAGACTTGAAAGCATGGACAGCCGAAGACTTCGCCTGTATCAGCGCCTGCTTTTCGGCCGAGGTGCGCATGATCGCGTCACTCAGCAGGCGCTGCGTTTGCATGCGTATCAGGTTGAGAATGAAATCATCAGCCATCTTTCGAAATGACGCGCTCAGCGCCGCGCCGAAGCTCTTTTGGTGTTCGAGCATTTGACTGAAGGCGGAAGTGAAGGCTGTAGAGACATCGCCGACCTGCTTGCGCATCGTGGTTACCCACGAGAACTTTTGCGCCTGCTGATTCAATTGCTCCAGCGCGTGAGCGTGCGCGTCCGCAAGCTGCTGGAGCTGCGCTTGTGCCTGTATGGCCTCTGGCGATCCGGCGCCGTTCTTTGCAACCGCGTCGTTATAGCGGGCAGAAGCCACCGCCGTCTCGGCAGCATACGCAGCCTGCTCGATCTGCCGAAGTAGCGCGATCTCCTGCTGTCCACTAATAAGCCCGAGGGATAGCGCTTCGTGGATTCTGGCCTCCTGCAGGCTGCGCATGCGCTGCTCGTGAGAGATCTGCGCAGACTCAACCTCGCGGCGCGCTTCTTCCTGCCTGCGGCGACCTTCTTCTTGCAGTCGTCCGAGGGAGTCACTGCCATCTTTTACTGCTTTTTGGTAATCAACAAACTCAGTGGTTGCCGCACCCCACTCATCCGTGATGGTCATCACCGTGCCGCGATTGAACTCTTCCGTGAGCTTTGCTGCTTCGTCGGCGAACTGGCGGAGCCGCTTTTCGGCATCCGCGGCCAGCTCGTCGGCCGTTTTGCCGTAGTCGAGGCGGGCTTTCTCCTGCCCTGCATTCAGCTTTGCTAACTCCGTGTCGGTCCGTTCACCTGGCTTGGCGTATCGCAGCATGATTGCCTTGCGCCGTTCCAGCGCCTCAATCTCCACGTTCATCTTCTGCTCAGCCGCCGCTTGGAGGTCTGCCAGTTCGCGAGCTGAGGAGATTTGCTGGAGGCTGAAAAGCGTGTCGATCGCATGCTTGCGGGCATCGATCTCCTGGAGCTGCGAGTCTTTGACGATTTCGAGCTGCTCCAGAGCGCGCGCCTTGGCATCATCACGAAGCGCTACACGGTCTTTGATGTCTCCCACCTGCCGAGCGCCGCTCGCATGCACCACGGCTATACGTGCCTCGTCGTACTCCTTCTTCGCCTGATCGAGGAGCATCTGAATTTTTTCGCGGTCACTGTGCTGCGAAACCAACGCACCGGCAGCCGCGAAAACGTCGCGTTGTTGCGTCGGATCATAGGCCGACTTCAGTTGTTTCAGATCGGCACTCAGCGCCAGCATGCGTTGCTGGGCCTCGTGTTGCCGTTTCAGCGCATCCAGGAGATCCTGATTCCGGCTCTCGGCTTCGCCTGCTATCTTTGCGGCGCCCTCTCGGCCCTCCGTGAGCTTGGCACGGTTAACCGCAGTCGCCGCCTCTTCAGTCGCTTTCTGTAGCTCATGGACAAATTGAATGCTCTCTCTGAAATCCTTCTTGGCCTCCTCGTTCCAACCATGGAGCTTGTCGATTCCGTCCTGCAGCTTCTTTGGAAGTTCGGCGAGCACCTCGACCAGACCGTAAACCATGATCGGTGTAAACGCGGCGGTCATCACGGCCTGCACTGGTCCCATGCTCGACAACCAGGTGGCGATTCCGCGCGGCAGCCTAATGCCAATTTCGCTTCCCAGCTCGCGCATCGCGTGCTGGGACTCTCGCGCTTCGCCTGCGTGGCGCCGATGAGCTTCGCTACCTTTGCGCAGCGCCTCTTCCATCGTGCCGAGCTGCCCCTTGAGGCCCTCGACTTCCGTGCGCATGGCCGACATCGCCGCTTCGAAGTCGGCCTGCATCTTCGCGGTGTTCTGCTCGACCACCTGGGCGGCCTTGGGGAATCCAGACTGGAATCCGTCAAGGTATACCGCAGTGCTGATACTCAGTGTGTTGTTGTCTGGCATCTTCTTAGATCCTGTTTCTTTAGGCGTTTGCCCCGCGAGCCGCCGCCCGCGCGGAGTCAGTGATTGAACGCAACGCTTGACCGCGCGCGCACTGGCAGCGGTCTGCGCCATTTTCCGTGATAACCCAGTACCCACTGTTGCAGGCGTTACAGCCAGGTGGTAGCGATGTATCTCCGGGTCGGCGAACCGCCTTCGATAGCTTCACCAGGTCTGCCACCTTGGGAGCTGCGGTCTCGGTGGTCAGCCATGCGTTAATCATGGCCTTGGCGTGCTCGTGGTTCGCCGATACGACGTGTAGCCTTTCGATCAGTAGTCTCCGCACCTCGGCGTCGGCAGGGAAGTAGTCGAGGCCGCTGCAGAGCCGTATCAGCCGTTTGCAGAAATCGCAATCGCTATTACCGGGTTCCATTTGCCACCTCCGATGAGCACTCTGCCAGCACGGAAGGGTCCGGACCGCCATAATCCCAGGATTTATCGATCTCAGCCTGTTTGTGGTCTTGCGCGGTCATTGCCCGCGGCCAGTCGCCCTCCCAGCGGTCCTTGCTCTGCTCGAACAGCCACTTGTCGGCGTTCGCAATGGCGCCGCGCGCCACTTCACCAGAGGCAAGATACCGTTGCAAACAACCGAATACGGCCTCTTCGTTCTCCACCGTGACAACACTCACCCAGGCCATGCCCGCCGCGTCCTTCCGCTGCTTTCGTGGATAGCGCCCCCAGAACTCCTCGAATCGCTGGCTGGGCTGCCCCTCCAGATCGGCAGCTCTCGGCGGTTTTGACGACACACACACTGGAGCATTTGTGTGTGTGTGTTTGATATTCGCTAATTGATAATCGACAGTGACAGTGACAGGGATGTTTTCGCGATCGCCATTCGATCGCTCTGGAATCGCTTCGTGATCGCTACTTGATCGCTCAGCGATGGGTTCGTGATCGCTTAGCGATGGCGTTTTGCTCGGTTCGGCATCGGGTACTCGATCTCTCCCCCAGCGCTTTTCGTTTCCGCGCTTGCCAGATTCGGAGCGCTCAACCTGGTATTTGTTCTTTGCGTCCCTCAGTTCCTCAACCTTGCGATTTGTCAGCCGGCCGTCTGCCGTGCGCACGAAGCACGGCGCCAGCGCCGGCCATATCGTCCGCTCAAACTTCCGCGGCGCCATGTTCTTCGCGATAGCGGCCAGCTTGGCCATATCGTCCGGTATCGATCCCTCCTGCCAGCAAAGCCAGAGTAGCCGTTGATAGGCGGCCTCTTGCTCAAGGCTCATGACCATCACGTTTTCGTCGGCGTAGTGGTCCCGCCCATACCAGGGCATGTGTGGTGCTTTCTCTTTCATGGCGGTGCCTCCTTGCAGCAACCGTTTCCCCTTGGCTTCGAGCGTGAGTAGCCGTCACCGGGCAAGGGTTCCGGCGTGTCTCGCCGCCGGCCAGCGGCGATAGACGGCTACTCATTGCATGCCGGAAAAATCCCGCGGCACTTTGGTAAGCACGATGTTTTTCCGGTCTGGCAGGTCGAATGACGCATACCTTCGGTCGCGGATGAGATGTGCATAAAAAAGGCCGAGCAGTTCGCCTGCTCGGCCCGGACAAAAAGCAGTTACACGATCCACGACACAGAACAAAAGAGGGGCACAGGTGGAAAGGTGACCCGCGCCCCTTTGGGTGCAGTGGTGCCAAGGAGAAGCGCCTCACGCGCCTGGCCCGATTGGCCGGCACCGCCACAAAGCTATTATTACCAACCAAACCAAGCGAACGGTTGGAGGCCATAATTCCGGTACGGCGCTGGCCACCACCGAGGTGATCCACGCCTGCGGTCAGCCTCGATCTTCTCCAGGATCGCGCTGGCCTCCGCTTCCGTTAGCAGGTCGTGATGCTCGCGCGCGATTTTCAGGAGCAGGTGGGGGTAATATTCTCCAACACCGCGCAGGATGTGCCGCTGAACCAGTGTGCCAGCGATTAAGCCATCGGCACCAGAATAGAAATCGGCAGGAGGGTTATGCACGATGGCGGCCGGCAGAAAGAGGTCCGGGAGCCCCGCTCGCCTCTTTATGGTGCGACCATCGCTCAGCGTGACGGCCTCGGGGTAGCGCTTGTTCGCCGCGGCAAACTGCGCAAATAGCGCATCATGCGATTTCACGAGCACCAACAGGTCCACCACATACTTTTCGACGGCGAGCTCATAATGGGCTTTCATCAGCTCAGCCTCCAGGAACTCCCGCTCCTCAGCCAGTTCCTTCGTCAGCGCGCCGAGGCCCTCATCAGTATCCGGATTTGACTCCCGGCAAGCTTGCGCCGCCTGGAGCGCATCGCGATCGGCCTTCACGCGCTCCCGCGCCGAAGCGATTTGCTCGGGCGTGGCGTGTGGGTCCTTGTACAGACCCTCCATGGCTGCCTGTGACAGCGTCAGCTTAGCGCTTTCATCTGCGATGACCTGTTTCTGGGAAGCCAGCTGGCGGTAGCGCGCCGCGTAATCCTCGATCTCAGCACGGTTGCGTGCGAGCCTCTCCCGGAGAAGCTCCGGAATGGTGGCTGGGTCTGATTTGGAAAGATCGACGGCGGAATCGGCCGATCTCTCCCGTGGTCGAGATTTGAACATGATATGTCTCCTTCAGAGTTAATTATTGGCAAGCGTTGGCAAGAACTTCCGACACGTTGCCGGCGCCGCGCTCCCTGGCGGGCGCTGCCGGTAAGAGCTGGAGGCGGTCATAAACTTTCGTAATGCGGTCGTTGCTCACACTGCCGCCCTCGTCGCGCGAGTACGCCGCGAATGCGAGGCTCAGGTCGTCAAGCTGCTTCGCGATGTCTTCGCGGCCCAACCCCCGGAGGTCGCGCGCCAACAGGGCAGTGCGATCAGAGAGGCGCTGGGTTGCGGTCGTGATCTCCCGGCTAATGGCCTTCGCGATCGCGTCGGCGCGCTCGGCTGTAATGTACGCAATAGATTGACGTCTCATGTGAAAGACTCCTTTGAGGGTGTCGCCGGCCTACTCTCCGGCTGGACGATTCGGGCCTGTAACCACGCCAGGACACCGCGCGTTATAAGGTAGATTCGCCCGCGACGGTTACCGGTGCGAATCCAGGGTGGCGCTGAATTGGACTTGAGCATTCGGCGGGCGGTGGACAAGCTAATACCGGCCACCCTCGCGAACTCGCTTAGAGTCATTAACTCTTCATGTTGCTGCTGCATCAAAACCTCCAGTTGAGTCGTTGGCAGGACTTTGGGTTGGCTTTAAAAGGGATTCGCCTAATCGGCCAGTGGCCGGTTGGTGCACGTCAATGAGGTTATTGAACGCTCTTGAGCGCTTCTGGTATATGCACGCATTCACGAGGTCTTTTTTATAACCCCCCATGGCAAATTTTTTTTATCTTCGCCAGAGCCCTGCGCAGGAGCTTATTGACCGCTGGCTGAGAAATCCCCATTCGGGCCGCGACCTCCATCTCTGTCATGCCGTCCTGGTACATCAGGCGAATGACATCCTGCTGTTTTTGGGGGAGGCCGCTAACGGCATCCCAGATTTTCGGCAAAAGCTGTTGGTGGGTCGAAGGCTCAGCCCTGAACTCGGTGAATTCGAGTTCTGCGGTGCGGTTCTCGGCGACCCATTGTCTCCGGGCTTCGTTACGGCAGGCATGCTGCACAAAACGCTGTAGCTCATTCCCGGATAGCCCCCGCTGTTGGCCGACAATCAAAGCCAGATTACCTTCACTGGCAACGTCTTCGATCGACTTTGACCGAATGCCTTTCAGGGCGAACTTTATGATGGAGGAGTTCACGAGCTCCTTTCGTGTTGTGGCGCGTACCTCAGCGCGAGCAGCGGATTGAGAATTGGCTTGGCGTTCCCTCAGACCATGGCTGCGACTCGTCGCGCTTAACGAACAGGATCGCTGGCGGATGCCGCGGGGCCGTGGCGGCCTTCGCAGGAATCTCAGCAATATTCACTGTCAGGCCCTCTCGCGTGGCACAAATCGTTTGGTGGCAACGTAATGGAGCGATATCGATAGGCGCTCGGTTGGCGGACGCTGACCAGTGTGACCGTACCCGGGGGCCGCGGATCATTTTGAAACTCCATGGCCTAGCACCCGTATTATTGCCGCATCCCAGCGCGATATCCGGCGCCACAATCGGCGTGCTGGCCATCGCAGAGCGACTGGCGAGCCCGCCGGCTGCCGCGCGATCGTATCCTGCCATGGAAATCCGCGCGGCTCGCGCAGCGGTTTTGTGGGCGAAATCCGATTCTACGAATCGGATCAAGACTCCCGGTTTGACCCATTCCGCCTGGCCCTTCCTGACGTACCGTTCGGCGCGCTTCAGCGAAGTGCGCCCATGCCCGCTCACCGCGTTCGCGATTTTAATTTCGTTTGACATACACCTTTCCTTACATGACCCTTGGCAGGAAGTCCCTATCGGGACGATATCGGAGTTAGTGATCTTTCGCGACCACTCCCGACAATCCAAAATACGCTATAGGCACGGCTCATAAAAAAGGCTAGGGCCTCACTGTGTATGGATTTTTTTCAGGCCCAGCGTAGCCAGGAGTCTTTTTGCAGCAGTGGTGATCTGGCCCGCACCGCACCTGTTTGGATTGTGCCGGCGGGATTTGTGAATCTCACGATACCGCATCCCTTCGCAGTAATGAAGGGCAGCCCAGCGCAGCCGCATGGCATTGTCAGCGCGTGTCTGTTTGGATTCGCCGGGTGACATGTCACGGCGGGATTGCGGCACTAGGACCACAAATCCGTTCTTCTGTGCTTCTCTAATCCGTGCATTGCAATCCTTAGCACATCGGCTTGCATGCTTTCGAAAAAGGATCGTTGCACGCTGAATATACGTTTCCGCGGTGTCTCGTCTTACATCGAACGGCGGTAGTTTAAAATATCCCGGCTCGATGGTCAGCGAATGGCCGGAGAGGGATGGTATGTCGCCCCATCGCGGCCAGCGGCTCTCTGGAATCTCCAACTCTCGACACGCTTGGAGAAACTGAAACCGCAGGGTGCTAACCCTGGAATCCGATTCAAAAATCGATAGATTTCGAATGTGGCCAGTGGCGAGATCGTTACTGGAGCTGTCGCTCGGCTCCGGGCTGCGCGCGAGTGAAATGGCCGGAATCTTGCCGGCCATGACATTTTGAACAAACTCCATCGCCTCTTTAGTGATCTGTGGCTGTATCGGATTCGTTCTGGGTTGATCGCCCAGCGGCTTAGCTTTTTTGGCCATCGTGCACCCAGTTTATTGTTCAAGAGCCACAGTGTGTTTCACGGCTGTTTCACGGATGTTCCACCTGGTGTTCCATGTAATCCTCACGGACCCCTGACGTTCCTTGTGCCTACTGCCAGGTGTGGTTTTATGTGTCATGCGCAATAGCGTACCGTTCAAGCCTGCCTATTGCGATCCTTTTGGGCCGATTTTTTTCGAACTCCGACAAATGCTGAAGCCAAGCGTCGCTGATGGCACGACGACGGCGCGAAGGAATGCGGCGAAATGTCGAGGGGCAGCCCGTGCCCGGATCGCAGCCGATCAGCGAGCGAAAGAGATGGGCGGAGTCGAAGCAGCAATCTGCTAGCAGCGTGCCGCGCGTGCGAAAAAAACGCAGACTGAGCGCTGCCGGTCGCCGCGCGATTATCGAAGCGACGAAACGCCGCTGGGCAGCAATCCGAGCTGCGCAGGGCAAGTAGCCGCGCGCTCAGATGCTGCTAAACTGAATGACCCTTTGGGCGCGGTCGGGCGCTTGCTGTCGTACTAGAACCGGGAGACACGCCCTTCGGCCGCCGGCACTCCCCCGCGCCGGCCTGAAACATCGTATACTGTCGCCCATGCGTCCAATTGAGCGGCCACTCTCAATTCTGCTTTGCTTCTTCTTTGCCAGCGCGCTCTCCGGTGCCGATAAGCAGACCAGCTATGCTGTTACGTACTCCGGTGGATCACTGCCAAACGTCAAGACCGGTGAGGTTTTCAGGATGTTCCTCGATCAAGACCAGATCCGCCTTGAACGCCATGGCGGCGGGAACAAAAACGAACCGCTCACCGTGCCGACCAAAATTGTTACGGAAGTCAATTTCGGCAATGAGGCCCATCGCCGCGTTGGGACCGCAATGGCATTGGCCGTGCCCACCCTGGGCCTTGGTACCCTGGTCGCCTTGAGCCACTCGAAGAAACACTATATCGGAATCGTGTGGGACGGCGGCGAAGGAAAGAAGGGCGGCATCGTCCTTCAGGCGGACAAGAATGAATACCGAGGCATCATTGCGGCCCTGGAGGGCCTCACCGGAAAGAAGGCGGTCAACACCGATACAACGCAATCCACCGTGGTTGTGGAATAAGCAGGACAGCGGAGTATCGTGAGGGCGTAAACCGACCGACGACACTCACGACATCTCCTCGGCCGCCCTGGCGGCTGTCAGCTTCTAACTACAGTAACCGCGCCTCCGACAGAAAACGCTCGACTTCGCTCGCTATGATCGCATAGGGGCTCGGGCCTATCGTGGCGCGACCGCTCACCGTGACTAAGCTGGTTTCAGTCAACGGCTTGATTATCACTTCGTCGGGGTCTCGAAAATTAAGCTGAGCAAGGGCCTGAGAGATGGAGGAAATTGGCGCCCCGGGACTTCGATAGACCAGTTGAAGTGCGACCCTTTGCCCCAGCGAAAGCCTCTGCAACTCTACGCCAGCCTGGTTAAGCATTAGAAAATCGCTTTGCGATGGGGGCGGTGCTTTGCGCGGCTCCTCGCCCTTCAGTTTGCCTGTTGCCTTTGCGAGAGCAGTTAATGAGTCCACATATTTCTTGTACCGCCAAGCGTCAGGCTTTGGTAGCGTCAGGCGCTCGGCAAGCTCTCCGATAAACTTCGCGATTGAGCCTGGATCGGAAGCGTTGATGGCATGAACGTTTCGGATTGGCTCGGGGAGTATGCTCGTATCTGCGCCTCCAGCCAACATTGAAAACAGGATTTTGCCCTGACCCCATCTCGCGCCCAACTCGAAAAGCACCCAATGCGACTCGACACTCGATGTCGTAATGAGCCCAATTAGGACTTTGGCCGCAAGCACTTCTGCGCGAAGCGTTTCCGGAGCGTCAACGCCAAAGGGCAGCGAGTACGCAAGGACACTTGTGCAACGTATATTGGAGGGCTCTATAGAAAGGGCGTTCCTCAAGAGGTCGGCGAGTGCCTCGGCGATGGGCTTATCTTGGCTGCTATGGCTAATGAAGCAAAGAATCCTTTCATGAGCGTTGCTGCCGGCGGGGGTCTGTTCATCAACGAAGACAGTAGTCGTCGCTGCTCCCAATGCTGAATTTTGCGGATTTAGTTCTCGCCTGATAAAGCCTAGCCACTCCTGGAGCTGCCGCATTTGCTCATCCCATGATCCAGCAAAAAGCTTTTCCGTCGCCACGTCCCGACCTGGACGCCTGACAGTCTGTCGTTGCCTGGATTCTCTTGAATCAGCGTAATCAGCTGTGCTGACGAAGTCGAACGCGAACATACTGTCGGTCTTGTGGTGGACCACCACGGGAATTGACCAGTAATGCATATAACTGCTGTCGATCTTCCCGAAACCAAAATCAGAAATCTCGAATCCGGCCGCCCCTATGGCGGCTTCAATGGAGCGTTTCTGGCTCGCTAGCAGGTCTTCGAAGTGTTTGTCCACTATCGCTCGCCCGGCTCCTTTTTCCACCTGGCCATCGCAGCTTTACGTGCGATCTCTTTACGTTGCGCCGTCGTGAGCTTTTTCGCGCGCGCAACACCCCCGGCTTTGCCGCCTTTGCGCCCAATTTCCGAAAGCGCATCTGGCGACAGATGTTCAGCCCGAGCCTTTCCGCCCAATCTGCCTAGCTTGACTGCTGCTGGATTTTTCCTGGCCATCTGATTCCAAGCTTAACATAGCGCTTGCTCAAACATTGCTTGACTTAGCGCTAAGTCACGAATATAATTGTCGTATGAACTGCTTCAGCGAATACGAAGATTTCGATAACTGCGCGGCGCGCGCGGATCTGCATGCTGCGGATCACGGCCCGGTGGAAGAACCCGAGCCGAAAGAGGACCCCCTCACCGGTGACCTGGCTCTACTGTACGCGGATGAGCAGGCGGCCTGCCTCGTGGCTGCCTACGAGCACGGCAGGTCGGAGGCGGAAATGCTCGCGTTGCTTCGGGCGCACGTTGCGGAATGCGCCCACTGCGGCAGCACGGCTAGGACGGTTCAGTCCGATCGGTTGGCTCTCAAGACCCCGGGCTCTGTTTGCTGCGAGGCCGCGTAATGATGGCGAGCAAGCCCTACACTCCCCCAGCGCGCATCTGGCGCGCTCTGGAACTGGCCGATTTGCTGGACGCGGCCGGGATTGCCAGCACCTCAGCCGAGACTATGGACAGCGGCGAGTGGAGCGTGCTCGCGGAAGCCGCGGGCGCGCGGCGGGCAAGCCTCGAAACGCGCGCCCTAACGATTTCGCTTTTGCGGCGCCGAGAAGCGGTGCGGCGCCAACTTCAACTCGTCACCATGGGCAGCCGCCCGTAGGAGGATCACATGGGTGCCGAGCACATCGTCATTACCTGGCCGCCGCGCCGCCGGATAACAGAGCTGGACTTGCGCTTCGAGCGCGTTTTCGAGGAAAAGCACGGCGCTGAAATGCGCGATTACTACGCCCCGGAATCGTCGCCGGACGCGCTCAGTTGCCGCATTCTGGAAGCCCGTGCGCCCATAAGGGGTGTTTGGTCCGACCAGCACCAAACTGTAGTCGATCACCGCGCGATAAATTGGACTAAAGCCAGAGCGCGGCGGAAAGGATTCGCGCGCGAGCGCGGCAGGTTCGCGCGACGCGCCGACAATTCTTTTTTACAGGAGAAAAACCATGAAACGAAAAACGACTATCAAAAAACAGCCCACATATAGCCTACCGGAGCGCATGCGCCGACAGGTAACGCACGAACTTCGCGACAAGTTTGACGAGTTTCTTGAGGACGGCGTGCCAGAAGATCACCGGCTAATGGTGGAAATCCTTCGGACGCTCTCTTCGAACAGGCGCCCATCAGGCCGTGGTAGCATGTCGCTGACGGAAGCATTCGAGATGCAACTCGCGTGACAACCAAGCCCAGCAAACGGCACCTTGGCCGCGAGGAGATCCTTGCTGCCATCGGCTGGAAGCCGCTGACAGTACCCGGAGTGCCTGCCAAGGTGCTCCGGGAATGGAACCGCCAGCAGGCCGACTACCTGGTAGCTTGGGCGCGCGGGTTGGCTAAACACCTGGAGCGCGCGGATGGTAAGCGGGACCGGAAACCCCGCCCTGTTACCCCCCTCATTTGAGTGTGGCGACACCCCACAAAAGACCAGAGATCCCGAAACGTTACTTAGGTACCATTCAAACAGGATGTTTTCTGTCCCAAATAGCGACATTCGCGACATGTCCCAGGCCAAACAGCGTCATAGAGACCTGCTCAGAAGTTTCACCGATCGCGTCCTGCGCGATCGGCAGTTAAGCTCAATCGAGGAATGACTTGGACCCCGGAACCCTACAGCGGGCCATTAAAGCGCTCCGTTTCCGCAGAGAACGGGTAATCAGGGTGATGGTAAGGATCGAGCGGCACTTGGCGAGCCAGCCGAAGCGCCGGGGTGCGCGCAATCGGAGATGAATACAACTTTTAGACGTTAAAGGCCCACTCCTAACCCACGCCTCCCTAACGCCCAGACATTCCGCCCCGGCCTGTAGACCTCCACCGTATTCGCCACGCCCCAATGGTGGCCGCACTGCCCGCAGCGTGATCCGCCGGAACAAGCGATCTGTATGCACGTGGCATGGCAAGCTGGGCAGGCGCCAGAGTCCACCGATGTGGGTTTCGCCGGCTTTCCCAGCGCAGCACGTTGCTCGTCTGAGCCGTCCACGCTGGCGCGTTGCATGAATTCCAGGAGTCCGTACCGCGGCGCCGCACGGATCACGGACCAGGCGAGCGCCAGCGACATCACGCAATCGTCGTGAGAGCCGCTGGGCGCCGCATACCGCAGCATGCCGCCGGGCAGTGGTTCGCAGGCGAACGCCTGAAGCTCGCCAAGTAAGATCGGATCGTTCAGAACGGCGATTCCGCCGCGCTCGAAGGCCAGCGCGAGCGCCTCAATGATCTCCGCCTTCGATGCGTTGGTGGTCACGAACGGCTTGACCGGCAGGCCATCGCGCTGGAGCTGCTCGATAATCGGCTGGCCAATGCTGTTCTGTTCGGCGATGATCTTGGACGGCCTCCAGCGCTCGTACAACGCTTGCAGCCGGCCGCGTTGCACTACGTAATCTACGCGGTTGGAGCGATCCATGTCCACCATGGCGTTAGCGGTCACATCCAGCACCGTAAACACCGTGTAGTCGTTAGTCCGTCCCCAGTCCGCGCCGATCACGTATGTATGGCCATCCTCCGGCCCGGGCTTGCGCTCCGCAGTGGCGCACTCCATCACGCGGCGGAATACCGCGCCTTCCCAGTTGACAAATTGCGCGAGAAACTCCTGAGAGAATGCCGCTTCGGTCATATCCTGCCGCGCGGCCTCGATCTCCTCCAGCGCGATATGCGGATTGCTGGAGGTGGGCATCTGCCAGCTTGCCCAGTCCTCGCGCTCTGGATCTTGGCCGCGGTCGTAGAACGCCTTGAAGTCGTTCATTCCGCGTGGCGTGGAGAGAAACCAGGCATCGCCGCGATAGTCAGCCAGTGTCGGCCGGATCGCATTCTCCCAGATCCCCCGAAGACCCCGCACCAGTGCGGCCTCATCGATGATCGCGACCTTGAACGCCCGGCCGCGAACTGTATCCGAAACGTCGGCATCCAGGCTGAAGCCCGTAATGGAGCCTCCACCCTTCAGCTCCAGGCGCATCTCAGCGTTGTTACGCGCCACAATAACGGGCGCCAGAACGTCTTGCAGCGCTCGCCATGCTTCCATCTGTAGCTTGTAGGATGGCGAGAACCACGCTGACGGCAGGCCCTCCAGCGAGGGCTTTACGATGCGATCAATAGCGAGGCGCGTCTTTCCCCAGCGCCGGCCACAGCACAGCACATTGAACCGTTTCGCGTCCGCGATCACCTGCCGCTGTGCCACGTGCGGCGATGGCAGCTCGATACTGAGGTGCTTTTTCATGCGGGCCTCCCGGCCTTGGGCCTCGCGTGCGAAACCCTCAGAGTGCGCCCGCCAAACGATTGACCATCAAGTGCTCCGATAGCCCGCTCCGCTGCTTCGTGGCTCTCCACGGTCACGAAGGCGATGCCGCTGGGCAGGCCATCTCGATTGACAATCATCCGAACGTCGCGAACGATCACCACGCGCGAAAACAGGTCGCGAAGGTCATCGGCAGTCGTTTCGTAGGGCAGGGCTGAAACGTACAGGTCGCGGTATTGGGTCTTCGGCCTAGCGCCTGGACTTCTGCGCTGTTGGTTGCCCGCCAAACTGACAGTGAGCCGTCTGCCTCCCAAATCAGCGCCATTCAAGGCCGCGATAGCGCTCGCCGCCTCATCCGCGTTCCCCATATCGACGAAGCCGAAGCCGCGGGTGTAGCCCGTCTGATGATCGCGCCCTACGTACGCGCGATGAACCGTGCCGTAGTCCGAAAACCAGGCGCAAAGATCGGCCTCTCCAACTGAATCGAGCAGGCCGCCAACGAACACGTTTGGCATGTGATGAAATCCTCCAGTTGTCCAAGGGAATCGCGCCGCGAAGCCCCAGGATCGATTTGTCTTTAGTGGGTGGGACCGAAAGCCCAGGGCGCCTACGCTGCCGTTAGTACCCGGTGTATGGTCATGGCCGACACGCCCAACTCTGCCGCGATCTTGCGCACGCTCCAACCATCCGCACTCAGCCGGCGGGCTCGATCCCGATCAATCACCTTGCGCGGACGTCCCAGGTGGTCAACATGGCCATGGCGCCGCAGCCGGGCGATGGCTGCCGCGGCCCGCTCTGACCGCCTCACGCGCTCTTGCTTGGCGATTGTGGCGAGGATCGAGAGCACCGCATCCCGGAAAATGCCGCACGAGTCTAGGTACTCCTCGGTGTAGCTTCGCCAGTTCACGCCTGCGGCCGTCAACCGCTCCAGGTGGTTCAGTGTGGCCGACACACCCTCACGCGAAAGCCTATCCAGGCTCCAGAACAGCACCAGGTCAAACTTCCGGGCGCGCGCATCGCCAAACATCTGCTGAAAGTGTGGTCTCTTCGAATGACCGCCGGTTTCATGATCCACGTATTCACCGACAACCTCCCAGCCCTGCTTTGCGCAGTATTCGCGCAATGCGATCAACTGATTTTCCGTGTCTTGCCGGCCGTCCTTCGTCGAAACGCGGGCGTACAGCGCTACTTTCTCGATTGTGGCAGCACGTTTCATGCTGCCTTAAGTGTATCATAAAGTGGTCTTTATGAGACAACAATTTACAGCATAAAAGTGCCTATGTTTTCAACGCGGATTCGGTCGCCGCTGCAATGCTTTTTGGTACACCAGGAGAGAGCACCAGCTGCTTATCCACGTATACAACCTCGATCCGCTGCACGCCCGCGCCCCGGTCCTCAAGCTGGCCGCTGAGCTTGCCAAGCAGTTCGAGCAGGCCGCGCACTTCTTTGATTGCCTTGAGCGCGGTTTCGAGGTGGCCGGCCTTTTCTGCCTGCTCCAGAATGTTTGTGGCGCGAGCGTGCAGCCTCCGCGCCTCCCCCAGCAAACTTTCCCCCAGCTCCGTTTCCCTTACCTCTTTCGCATGTGCAATCGTCACAGGCAGATGGCGGTCTTTATGGCGAGCGAGCGCGCCCATGGAAATGCCGAATTGCTCCACGATGCTCCGCCAAGAGGTGGAGCGAACCAGTGCTGTATCGATTTCGCTTCGTTTCGGGTGACTGCAAATTGTGCAGGTGCGTGGCAT